TCTTATTTCCGTCAACAAAAGGGTGATTCTTTATCAGACCATACCCCAAACGTGCAGCCTTTTCCAGTATAGATGGATATAATTCCGTACCTGAAAACGTTTGAAACGGAGTGTTTAAAGCTGAATCAAGTAAACCTTCATCACGTATTTCAGAAGAACCACCCGATTCTGCAATTAACTCTCTGTGTAGTTTTATAACCTGATTTCTGGTTAGTATCTTCATTTTGCCAATTCCTCATAAACTTTAGCATTACGTTTCATAATATCTCTTGATATAGCCAATACGTCATCATCATTAGCAGATTGTAATTTTTCAGCCGATTCAAATTCCAAAATAAGATATCTTGGGACATTATTTTTAAGTACCACTGCAGAGCCGTACTGGTCAACAAGTTTTGCGACCTTTGAGAAATTCTGATTAGCTTCACTCATTGAAACCATTGTATTTGTGTCAATATTCATTTTCAATTCCTCCTTTTTATTTTATTATATCATATTATAGGACAAATATATCCTATCACTTATTAACATTCTGTAAAACTTACCCGAAAATGTCAGTGAATGTCAGTAAATGTCAGTGAATGTCAGTGAATGTCAGTGAATGTCAGTAAAAAAAGTGGTATAATGGTATCATGGAAAAAAGGCGAAGAACAGTAGATTTATTCTGCTGTTTTTTTATTTTCAAAAGAAAAAGGGAGTGTTTTATGTATGCCGTATAGTCCACTAAAGCCGTGTAGGCATTCAGGGTGCAGTGAATTGATAGACCCGAAAGAAAAGTATTGTGCAAAGCATAAGGCACTTCACCATGAAAATCAACGACCCTCACCGAGCAGACGTGGTTACGGTAAACGTTGGCAGAGAGAAAGCAAAAAATTTCTGGCGACACATCCGTTTTGCGTGCGATGTCAACAGCAAGGCAAGCTTGTTTCTGCCACAGTAGTAGACCATATCACACCGCATAGAAACCGTCCTGAATTGCTTTGGGACTGGCACAACTGGCAACCACTATGTAAACCATGTCACGACAAAAAAACATTCACAGAGGACGTGAATCCACTCTACACCTATGATGACAAAATCTGACGAGGGGGGAGGGGGTATCAAAATCACTACAGCCCAAAACGAGGATACCGGGGGGAGGCTCTCAAAAACAAAAATGGTGAAATCAAACAGGGGGATAACCCCGAAAGAGGTGATAAAATGGCAAAAGACGGTACAGCGAGGGGCGGAAAGCGTGCAAATGCAGGTGCAAAACCCAAGCAATGTAAAATCAAAATGACAGAAAAAGACACCCCGATTTCTGTTGATGTTGACAGGCTCGACAAAAAACAGCAATGCGGACAGGAACTCTGTGTGAAACAAATCAGAGACGAATTAATGCAATATTTAGGGAAATTCGGGTGTGAAAATCTGGTAATGCCACACCTCATAGAGCAATATGTGATGAACTATGCAAGATGGGCACAGTGTGAAAATATTATCTCTGAAAAGGGATTTATCGGTGCACACCCGACCACAGGACTTGAAATGAAATCGCCTTATGTTGATATTTCAGGTCAGTATCTGAAACAGGCTAATATTGCATGGAATAATATTTACAGTATAGTAAAAGAAAATGCCCAAATAAAGTCAGAATCAGACAGCATAGACCCTATGGAAAGACTACTAAAATCGGTGTAAAAATGCGAAAACTGAAAGATTATAAACCAACAAGATTCATGGACGAGAATTCTCACTATGATAAGAAAAAAGCCGATTTTGCGGTTAATTTCATTGAGTGTTTATGTCATACAAAAGGCGAATGGTATAATAAACCGTTTGAACTGATGGACTGGCAAGAAAAAATTATCCGTGATATCTATGGGACTGTAAAAGAAAACAATTATCGCCAATTCAACACCGCCTACATAGAAATTCCTAAGAAAAACGGCAAATCAGAGCTTGCAGCTGCTATTGCATTATTGCAATTATGCGGTGATGGTGAACAGCGTGCGGAAGTTTACGGCTGTGCAGCGGACAGACAACAGGCAACAATTGTATTTGATGTTGCAGCCGATATGGTTAATATGTGTCCTGCACTTGCAAGGCGTTGTAAGGTGTTGAAAGCAAACAAGCGAATCATTTATCAACCGACAAATAGTTTCTATCAGGTGTTGTCAGCCGATGCAGCTACAAAACACGGATTTAATATTTCAGGCGTAGTATTTGATGAATTACACACACAGCCAAACAGAAATTTATTTGATGTAATGACAAAGGGTTCAGGCGATGCAAGAACTCAACCGCTCTACTTCCTGATTACGACCGCAGGGACTGACACAAAATCAATCTGCTATGAAATGCATCAGAAAGCACTGGATATAATTGAGGGACGAAAACATGATAAGACATTCTACCCTGTTATCTATGGTGCAAGCGAGAAAGACGACTGGACAGACCCTGAAACATGGCTAAAAGCTAACCCATCACTGGGCGAAACTATAAATATTGAAAAAGTTCAGGCAGCTTGCGACTCAGCAAGACAAAATCCGGGTGAAGAAAACGCATTCAGACAGCTAAGACTCAATCAATGGGTCAAGCAGTCTGTAAGGTGGATGCCGATGGAAAAATGGGATTCTTGCAACGCTACTGTAGACCCTGAGGAGCTTGCAGGGCGTGTTTGTTATGGTGGTCTTGACTTATCACAGACAACCGACTTAACGGCTTTTGTGCTCGTTTTTCCGCCTGATGAAGACGATGGGATATATTATGTTCTGCCGTTTTTCTGGATTCCTGAGGATAATTTAACAATCAGGGTTGCACGTGACCATGTACCGTATGATGTATGGCACAGGCAGGGCTATATTCAGATCACAGAGGGTAATGTTATTCACTATGGATTCATTGAAAAATTCATTGAAAAACTATGGGAAAAATACAATATCCGTGAAATAGCATTTGACCGTTGGGGTGCGACTGAAATGGTTCAGAATTTAGAGGGAATGGGTCTTACAGTCGTTCCGTTCGGGCAAGGGTTCAAAGATATGAGCCCACCGACTAAGGAATTAATGAAACTGGTTCTTGAAAAAAGAATCGCACACGGCGGACACCCTGTTTTAAGATGGAATGTTGATAATATTTTCATCAGGCGTGACCCTGCCGGAAACATTAAAGCAGATAAAGAAAAGTCTACTGAAAAAATAGATGGTGCTGTCGCCACAATAATGGCACTTGACAGAGCTATCAGATGTGGAAATACTAACAGTGAAAGCGTTTACGATTCACGTGGTATGATTACTTTCTGAGATATAGGAAAAACCTATATTATATACAAAAACCGACAAAATAAAGCGGTTTGTCGGTAGTGAAAGGAATAAGAAGAATGGGAATTTTCTCAAAGTTGAAAAAGTCAAGGAGTCCGACAGACAGCTATAACAGCCCAAGTTATAGATTCATGTTCGGGTGTTCTCCGTTTGCAAAAAAACACGTAAACGATAAAACAGCAATGCAACAGATAGCCGTGTACGCCTGTATAAGGGTTATTTCAGAGGCGGTTGCACAGTTGCCACTACAGGTGTACAAACACACCGCAGAGGGCAGAGAAAAGGCAGAAAACCACCCACTATATTATTTGCTACACGATGCACCAAACAATGAAATGACATCATTTGTGTTCCGTGAAACTCTCATGGGGCATTTATTAACATACGGCAATGCATATGCACAGATTATCCGAAACGGCAGGGGCGAAATAATCGGTTTATATCCGTTAATGCCTGACAAAATGGAGGTAAACAGGGACGAGGAAAATCGTCTGGTTTATATCTACCGAAAATATGACGAAGCGAACCCGAACGTCAAAGGAAATGGAACATATTATCTCACAAGTGAAGATGTTCTGCATATTCCGGGACTGGGTTATGATGGTCTTGTCGGCTATAGCCCTATTGCAATAGCTAAAAATGCAATCGGTATTTCAATAGCGTGTGAGGAATACGGTGCATCGTTCTTTGCAAATGGTGCAAGTCCAAGCGGTGTACTTGAACACCCCGGAACAATCAAAGACCCTGAAAGAGTACGTACAGCGTGGCGAAAAGCGTATGGAAGCGGAAACGCCCACAAAGTAGCAGTACTTGAAGAGGGCATGAAGTATACACCTATCTCAATTTCAAACAATGACTCACAATTCCTTGAAACAAGAGAATTTCAGCTTGAAGAAATTGCAAGATTATATCGTGTACCACTTCATATGATAGGTGATTTAAATCACGCAACCTATTCAAACATAGAACAGCAGTCGCTTGAATTCGTTAAATATACCCTTGACCCATGGCTTGTTCGATGGGAACAGAGCTTACAGCAATCGTTGTTTACCGAAAGAGAGAAAAAGGAATATTTTATCAAATTCAATGTTGACGGTTTACTCAGGGGCGACTATGCGAGCCGTATGAGTGGCTATGCAACAGCACGACAAAATGGTTGGTTATCTGCAAACGACATCAGAGAAATGGAAGATATGAACCCTATACCTGATGAAGAGGGCGGTAATCTGTATTTAGTAAACGGTTCGTTTACAAAACTGGTTGATGCAGGGGCGTTCTATGATAACAAAATAACAGAGAAAGGAGAAGAAACAGTATGAACAAATTCTGGAACTGGAAAGTAAAAAACAGTGAAGAAGATGAAAATGAAATATTTTTCGATGGTGCTATAGCAAGTGAAAGTTGGTGGGGAGATGAAATCACACCATCAGCATTCAAAGAGGAATTAAGACAGCACCCCGGAGATGTTACAGTCTGGATTAACAGTCCCGGTGGGGAATGTTTTGCTGCATCGCAGATTTATACAATGCTGAAAGAACATAACGGCAGAATTACCGTTAAAATTGACGGCATAGCAGCATCAGCTGCATCTGTTGTAGCAATGGCAGGCGATGAAATTTCAATTGCACCAACAGGAATGATTATGATACATAATCCTGCCACAATGGCATATGGTGACCATGCAGAAATGGAAAAAACACAGCGTATGCTCGATGAGGTAAAAGACAGTATAATCAACGCATATGAACTGAAAACAGGTCTTGCAAGAGATGAAATTTCACAGATGATGGAAGATGAAACATGGATGAACGCAAACAAAGCGTTGGAACTGGGATTTGTAGATTCAATTCTGTACGCAGAAAAGAAAAATCCACAGCCAACAGAACCGACAGAACCTGTTGAACCCGAACCAAAAGAACCTGTAACGACTGAAAATAAGAAGTCAACAGGCACACATTCAGTTAAATCCATGGCATTTGGTGTTAACAGTGCAAGAAAAAAATGCATTGATAAATACACAAAATCAGAGGAAACAGGCAGAAAAGTTTCAGACCTTGTAAATGAACTTTACAAGAAAAAATATATTTAACAGAAAGGACTTAAAAAAATGAAACTTACAGATTTAATCGAAGAAAGAAACAAAACATGGAATGACATG